CCATGATAGCATTTCGATCACCAGCCAACATCTTTTCAGGATCAATAGACTTGTCAATCATACAAGACTTAAGTAGGTGCGAAATAACAGTACCCTTTTTAATGAGTGCCTTTGAGGTAAGAATATCTTCTTCCCGGGCTGTCATTGCTCGAATGTCAATAGTTTCCTTGTTATGACATGCGGAGTCCTGGGAGTAAACTCTGCCCATCGATGGAAGCGGAACAGTTTCCACTGGGACTTCAAACCCAAAATCATCCTTCATAACATTTCGAGACGGCATATTCTGCTTCATCTCACCGAAGATTTCACTTCGCTCTGACCCTGTTTCTTTCTTTGACATGAATAATCCCTCGTTAATCAATACTTCAGTAAATCATATAGCCTATGAAAGATGTGTAAATAAAAAAACGCCTCCACGAAGGAGACGTTTTCCATTCAAAAAATTCTTAAAGGTCCACTACCGACTTATAGGCAGACCAAGAAAACTATCTTAGTACTGCAGTACGGCGTTATCGTAACGAAGTGTCAACGAAATCTCTTCAGGATCTTCGGCACCGTAATCCAAGTCGCCAAACCCAGCAGTCGTAAGGAAACATCCCTTGATGTCCCAAAGTTCTACTACGGTTCCGACTGGATCAAGCATTTTAAGTTGGCAATCGCGTTTATAAAAATCAGCATAGCCGCCTCGACCTGAAACAGATTCAAAGTGTGTACGTACCCATTCCATAACCTGTTGTGCACCAGAAGGAGCAATAGGATCGTGAAGGGTAACCGAAATCGTATCAAATTTCGTTTTACCGGCAATATAACGAGTTGAATTCATGAATGGAATTTCAATCTCACCAGTGCTCATACTTGGACGAGCAGCCGTCTTAATAAGGAATGCATCAATACCTTCAATAGCGAACACCCACCTAAATTTTCTTTTGGGCTCAAATTTGTTCGGCAACATGTCGGTAACTGAAAGAGTCTCTGCCATTTTGTTTTCTCCTATACGTGCTTAAATATACATCAGCAAGATTAAATTTCGGTTCCAGCGTTAGTTACGACAAAATCAAGAGATATAAACTCTACAGATCTTGTCGGCTGGAGGAAAATCTTACCTCTGACTATGTTGTTTTCCACATCAGCTTGTGTTGTGGTAGTTGTATCAATCTGAACCTTAAATCGATCCAGACCTTGTTGCTGCTGAATTCTTGCAAGAATCGGATTAACAGCTGCAGCAAATCGGGCCAATGTTGATTCCCTATTCGGCTCGAAGAGGAATGTGTCCCCTACGGATCGAACCTGGCGACGAACATCGATTAATAGTCGACGAACATTAACTCGATCGAGCGCGGATTGCGCGGCGAGTAGAGTCTTCTGGCCGAATACAACGACCTCGCCTCTTGTTTGAGGGAATGCAGTTATTGGGTTAATATCCACATCATAAAGAGCATCTAGATTTGCTCTACTAAGCTTAACTTGCGTCTCAATAACGTTCTTCAACGCGCCTCGAGTAAAGCCAGCAGGCGCGAACCATGGATATGCGACCGAGTCATTTAGCGCAAATGCACCGAGAACAGCAACACTTGGTGGTACCTGGACATTTGTTGAGGTACCAATGTCTGTCATAATGAGGTCGGGGAAGTATGCTGCGGCGAAGGAGTTATCTAGATTTCGACCAGCGAAGGAGTTTACGGTATTCGTAACACTCGCTAGTTGAGCTGATCCAGAGATTACCTCATTGAAAGTATCTTTTCCTTCAATGTCCATGATATACACTGCATCGAAGCGCTCTTCAACGGCTTCCATTACGTAGTCTGTAACTGCCTTATGGCGAATGCCAGGGATTGCAAGAAGTTGGATATCAACATCAGAGCGCTCCTTTAAGACATCCATCGCTTTTCTATATGTCGCGACGGTTGGGCCAGACACACCACCTTGTTCGGTGACATCTTCCATTTCTTTCATCACAGCGATGTTAGAAAAAGTAGCTTTCTCCCTATTCATAATATTGACACCATCAAATCCGCCCTGGACTATTGTGGTGAACTTTAAGAATCGACGACTTGAAGATAATCCGAAATCGTTTTCAACACTAAGAAGTCTAGACCCACCAGAGGTGTTTGCAGCTCGGGACGTTCCATCGATATCAGGAATACTCGCTGTTACAATACCAAGACGCTGGTATTGGGCTGCGGCCCACTGACGGGAGTCAACAATGGGAGTTGTATCTGTCGTAACAACAACCTGAATATTCTCTAGCGAGAAAAGATCCTTATTGAAGGTATCACAATCCAGTACGGTACCACTACTATCTGCGGTACCTGGATTATTTCCTACCATAGCTGGACGGCCGTTTTGAGCATAATTTGGAAAATATGTCGCATAGTGCCGAATAGACGGATCCGTTTGAATATTTTTATTTGGCTCAGCAACCTGGTCCTGTCTCGTAAACTGAACGCCCCAATAAAGCTCAGAAGCCACCGTCTTAAATGGGGTAGCATTTTTAGAAACACTCTTTCGAAACGGGATAGGGAACTGGTTAAGTTGAGAAACAACCTCGGCATCCATCCATCCATCCACTGTCGCATCGTCCATTGTGAATATGGAGGAACCAGATGTCACCAAGTGCTGAATTCCGCGGAAGCCAACGGGTAAGACATCGGATGGAAGCTGGCTTTTATCCAGCATTGTGTTCGTTTCAACCCTAATATAATTCGACTTATTAGGATACGCGCCTTCAAGCACCAGCTTTTGGGAGCCAATCCGCTTGTCAAAATCATAGAAAAGATGGTAATCACCAATCATTCTTGCAATGTATCTATCAGACCCAGGATCCAGTGAAAGCTTAGAGAATTTTTCGATAACAATCGGCTCAGCGTCGCTATCATTAAAATCACGTACCAGAAGATCAAAGGCACCGTATGGTTGGTTCACGTTGGTAGACTTCGCAATGTTCTCGATAGATATTTTAACACGCGTGTTTCCTATAGCACCATCATCTAGAGCATGAACTCTAAACAGGTTATAAACGGTACCGCCATATCTTTGTGAAATGATATATGGCGAAACCGCTGTGCGGAAGCGATCTCTAAAGCTTTCGAAATCAGGGACGTCAGCAGTGTCAGTGGCCCGACCGGCTGAGCCAGTCAGAAGAAACGCAACATCTTCCGTCTTCACAGTACCAGCTGCTGTAACTACATCGTAGGTGACTGTGGTCAGCCCGGATCCGGTTGGGTATGCAATAGCAGGATAGACATCCCAATGTGTGTATAGATAATGTCCTGCTTGCTGGATCTTCGAAGCATCAGTATTCAGAACATTCGAAAAGTAATTTGGAGCATTAGGATCGAAAGAAGCAGTTAAGATTGTTGGGTATTGGTCTGTGTGAGTATGCCCATTCTGCAACAATACAAATTCCTGGCGGCCGCCAGCTATATTAACGGCCCCGACTGTCGAACCAGCATTCAGGGGTGATGCCCCAAATGTAGTTGCACATGCGTAATTATTTTCAGTTGGAGATCCAGTCGGTGTATTGTTCGTAACTGTTGCGCGAGAAGCGCTAAGAGCTAATGCGACCCCTGATGGAGCCATAAGGACCCCACGAAGAATTGGTTGCGCTCGTCGAACGAAGTTATCAGAATCAGTAAAGGTGCTACCTATTCCCGCGTCACGAAATACGAATGAACCAGATGCTTCTGCCATTATGCAGCCGAGCATATAGGTTCTTCCGAGTTGTCCGGCGTTGGTACCTACGGCAGTGGTGTCACCAGCGTATGCATTCGGACCAATAAGGCCGTTTGCTTGCCACTCTTCATTTCCAACAACAAAACCGGCTCGGGTTACACTCCCATCGGAATTTCGCTTTTTTCCGTCGCCAATTCCAAGAACCCTAAAATAGGTTCCTGCTCTTGCATAGCGCATCCACTGGCGCATCGCCATCGGACCGAATTTCTCTCCGTCGGTGTTTCCGAACTCAGCGACAAAGTCAGCGAATGTAGCGACGGTAATCGGAACAAATGCTCGACCTTGATCGGCTGTTCCAATAACACCTGCTGGTACCCCAGTAGGGGTGCGCTTTGTTGGACCCGATAAATCGATTTCTCTGGTGGAAACCCCAGGGCTCTTAAATGTCAATTCAGCCATTTCAAAAAATCTCCTGTTACTCTCTTAACTATATCAAGCAAAATCTACGCCGCTGTTTGTGATGATAAAATCTATTGCAATAAATTCTATTGCTCTTGTAGGCACCACAACAATACGACCATTTAGTTTATTGCTTTCAACATCTTCCTGACTATTGTTGGTATCATCCATCACCACCTTGAACATCTCAATACCCTGTTGGGCTTGGATGGCAGCCAGTAATGGAGTGACTAGATTAATGAACCGCGCTCTTGTTGCAGCATTATTTGGCTCAAAAAGAATCTTATTAGCGACACTTACGACTTGTCTCTTTAATTCAAGCATCATACGGCGTACATTTACTCGATCAAGAGCGGATTGTGTTAGTTGCATTGTCTTTTGACCGAATATAACGAAACCACCGTTGGGGAAGTTAGCGATTGGATTAATACGAACGTCGTAAAGATCATCGCGGTCACCTGCTGTTAGTCTTACATCGGTATTTGTTACCATTCCCAATCCGCCTCGATTAAACCCAGCAGGGGCGAACCACGGATATGCGACCCGATCATTATACCCCAGGGCAGCCAATGCGGCCACCGAAGCTGGCACAAGAACAGCTTCCCCAGTATTTGAGTCCTTGATATAGACATCTGGAAAATATGTCGCGCAGTAGTTAATGTCTATTGCTCTTGATTCAAACTGCTCAGCGCTTTCACGGACATCAGGGAGGGATGTAGATGCGCTAACAATAAGAGATCTATTTTCATCACCAAAAAGCCGACCAGAGCTTTCAGACCATGCAGGGATGTCCATAAGGTAAATCGCCATGGAGTAATCCCGAACCTTATTAGCGGCCCAGTCTGTTACGTAATTGTCTCGGATGCCTGGAATCGCAAGGATATTATTCCTTACAGTCATAGGGTCGGTCATAATACCTGCGGCGACTCTATACGCATTAATATTGTTATTTAAGCGTCCGGAGCCGGCTGGGTTAGTAGATAGTCCAATCCATGCTGCCGGGAATTCCGATGAAGCTTTTCCGGTTTCACCTGATGCGTCGGTGGAAGCAGCTTTATCATTCATCAATGACATATCTTTATCAAGAATGTTTACGCCATCAAATCCACCATATAGAGGAGTGGTAAACTTCAGATAAGATGTAAACCTATTAAACTTAATTGATGCCGATTGAACAAGCGTGGCAAACGTGACACGAGGACCAGCACCATCTGGATCGGAAACAGTATATGTTTGCGAATCTGGTATACCATTTCTGATATAAGAAGCGTCTAGCATATGTTCTTTTGCAGAGCCCGTAACGCACTCAAGCAATGTCGCTGTTGTAGCGCTGCTACCTGTCCCAGCTAAAGCAACTCTTGCTAGAGTAAACTTATTCATATTAAATACGTTGATAGCCGACCCAGACGTTAATGTGTCTAATTTGGCAATGCCCTGAAATCGTGTGTATGCAGCGACAGTCGGATTTGGCAAAGATGAAATATTCTGGTTTAAAACCGCTGACGATAAATCACCTTCACGGGGGCATCTTTCAAATTTAACGCCCCAAT